ACTAATTTTACACCATTAAGATAACAGTCGATGAATCCAGCATCGTAAGCTAATGTATTTCCATTATCATCTGATCCTGTAAATGTAGTTTGATTAGCTGAAGCTGTGTATTTAAATCTAGCTGAAGTTCCATTTATTGTAGATCCAGCAGCAGCCCAACCACTAGATTTATAAACTTTTAATTCATTGGCTGTCGTATCGAAATAAAGATCTCCAACTTGTAATGAGCTAGAGGGAGCTGAACTTGCAACTCTATATCTCTCAGCAAAACTATTAACACCAGTTACATTGTTTGCAACAGTTGTAACATTAGCTGAATTTGAAGCTAAAGTATTTAATCCACTTATAGCTGCAAGTGTATTCATATCAGATACAGTTTGCGTTGTACCTAAAGTGTTCATGTCTGCAACTGCATCTGCTGTTCCTAATCTACCAATCTCAGTTGATTTAGAAGCAACAGTAGTAACTTCAGTAGCTTTTGGAACTAATCTATGAAAATTATATGTATGTTGTGTTGTAGTTGATTCAACTAAAATACCAAAACCTGATGGCAAAGAAGCATTAGCTCCACAACCATTTAAGGTTACTGTAGAATTACCAACTGTTCCATTAGGTATTGATACAACACCTGATCCACTTGCTGTAAAAGTTTGTGAAAGAGCCTCAACACTAACAATAGTTCCTACACCATTATTAACATCAGGATTTACATTTGGAAAACTTGTTTCATTTGCTATTGGAACAAAACCACCTACATCATCTACAAGATCAATTACTCTTGCATCAATAGCTGCTGTTGTAGCAATAAAATTATCTGAAGCTGACCAAGATTGTCCTGAGTTAATTAACTCTGAAGTATCTTTGTTTAAAAATCTAGTATCTGAAGCTGATGTTGTATAAAAAGTATTATCATTAGGTGTGTGAGATGCTTGTTCTGAAGCTACAACAATAGCTGCGTCTGCTATTTTTGCAATTGTAACTTGGTCGTCTGCAATATGAGCTGTATCAATTGATCCATCTACATAATGCTCTGAATTAATACTATCATCTGCTATTTTAGATCCATTAACACTATCTGCTCCTAGTTTAGAATTAGTAACAGCTCCAGTATTAATTTTTGCTTCGGTTACTGCATTAGCATTTATTTGTGATGCTTGAACTGCATTGTCTGCAATCTTTGCATTGGTTACTGAATCATCTGCTAACTTGGCAGTTGTTACTGAACCATCTGCAATATTAGTTGAGCCAACAACACCTAATGGTATTGAATTTTTTGTAGCTGTTAAAATAGCTAAATAAATTTGTAAAGTTTCATTAGATAATGCAGCACCACCATCCCAAGTAACATTAACTGTTGTTACATTATTAGAATAAGCAGATGAAGTTATTGTACCAACTATATCGCCAGTTGAACTTCCTGTTGCTCTAACTCTTCTATTAGCATGATAATATGGTGTTAAATCTAAACCAGTTGCTGTAATTGTAAATTGGCCTGTTGCAGCAAAAGCTGGTGTGTAAGTTCCATCACCATCACCATACTGAACCCATTGTGCATCGTTATACCACTCTCTTGTATTTACCATTAAAGCTCTAATGGCATTATTAAGATTTGATGGCAGCATACCCTCTGCTACACTTATTCCGTTTAATGTTGTGTTACTTAAATTGGTTGTTGAATAATCTTTTATTCCTGACATATTTTCCTAGTTCATAAACCAACTAAAAGCTTTGTCGCTTTCAGTATTGTTCTTGTTAATTAATGTATTAATAGCTTCTTCAATTTGTCTTTGAAAAAACTCTTGAGCTTCAAAAGAATAACGAACATTATCCATATCCTTATCTGCCATTATCTAGCTCCACCTGATGTTGCTGTAAAATCTACTCCTTGTGCATGATTCCAAACTGAATTTGCTGGTATAGTAACATTAGCTCTAACATATCTTCCGCTTTGTCTTACAGCATTAAATCCTGTTGAATCCATTGAGCTTGTTAATGATGATGTTGGTGTATCTGCAACTCTATTCCTTGTTTTTAATATTACACTTGCAGTAGCATCAACAATTGGTCTAATGCCTGTTACATTTGTTATAAGGCCTGGAAATAATTCTACTTCACCAGTTTCTATTTCAGCTACATTTCCTGTCCCTGAAAAAATTGCTGATTTAAAATTATTATCTATACCTCCTAAAAATAATTGGCCACCATTCCAAAAATTAGTATCTAATGAAATATTAATATTATCTAAATTTTGCGATATCAAATCCATTAGCTCAACTGTGTATTGACCTACAAATTGAGAAAAAACCATACTTGCATTAGCAACTGAAGTACTCCACTTTTCAGTTATGTAATTATAAATTAAAAGCTTATCGCAAATACCTGATGTATTAGTTGCGTCATCTTTAGATGGATATAACCAAACCGCTAAAGTATTAAATGGATCAACTGCTGCACATATTCGATCCATAAATGCTTTATTAACATCATTTTCAAAAAATCTATTTACTTTTTCTGCACCAATAGCTCTAACATTATCACCATTGATTTCAAAAAAACCATCGTCAGCTAAAAAGAAAACTCTTCTATCATCTTGGCAAACTGTCTTGCCATATACAGCCCCTCTGTTTGGACTAATTACTGAAAATCTAAATATTGTTGAGCCACCAACAAAGTCAAGTCTAATAATTTGGTTTTGTCTAAATACATAACCTACCTCACCACTTGTTATATGAACTATTTGGCCACCACTTCCAGGTAAATCTTGTAAGTCAGCACTTTTACTTCCAGGAGTCCAAGTTGTTATATCGTTTAAACCTGACCATTGTACTCTGTTTGTATTATTAGCTTGGTTACCTGTAACTAAAAAATCTCTTATAACACCACTTACTCTAAATACAGGTGGTGTGCCATCTACTGCTATTGAACTTAAACTTGCAAAGGAACTTGAAGTTCCCATTAACCAATATTTAGGTGCATCAACACCATTACTTGCAATTATATGATCGCCAAATTGTGTAAAGGTCATATAATCAGTATTAGTTCCATTTAAACCACTTTGTTTAGAGGTAAAAGAACCTGATGCTAATTGAAAAATATCTGTATTAGTTCCTACAAAATTAAATACATTTGAAGAACTATCTCTAAACGATCCAGCTCCTCTAGCATCTGTAACTGTTGTGTTACTACTATAAGGAACTAAAGATGGAAAAGGTTTATAACTTTTAGCTGCATAGTAAACATTGTTTGCAACATTAGCACCTGAATTCAAATGTTCAGGTTGATCAGGTAGCCACTCTCCAAAAGGTAATTGCATTATACTCCTATGTGTTTGTAGCTATTCTATTTTGATTACTATTAAATGGACTTGCAACTGTATCTTCACTTCTAATTTGTAAAGGTGATCCACTAAATTGATCTTCTCTATCGTTAATTTCTAGTCTTTCTAAAGCTGTTGCATACATACCTTGCCAAGCTTGAGATTGTTGTGGGTTAATACCACCTAAAAAATTAGCAGCATGAAATAACGATCCATATAAATAGATAGCTGGATGGTTTGTTAAAATAAAATTTGTTGTATTTGAAGTTGTTAAAGGATCAAATGTTTTATAAAAATTTAAAACTGCTGTGTAGCTTTGATCAGGTTTTGGTGAAAACCTTAAATTACTTCCTAAAATAGTATAAACATTGGGTAATCCTGACGTTGATGTACCAGTCATTTGATCCATTTGAACTGGTGTTACATATCTTAAAGGATATTTAGTATTACTTTGTATAATATATAAATCTCTAACCTGTAAAAACCCAGCCGGTAAAGCTACTGTTTCTGAATTAACAGTTAAATTAGCAGCATTAATCATTTCTCTAATTCTTAATTTTGAATTAAAATCTGCTTCCGCTAAAGTTACAAAATCTTCTGAAATTTCTGTTGTTAAATCTGATCTATTGAGCCAATTGGCTATTGATGATTTTAGTCCTGTATATGTATTTAATGCCATTATATATTTCCATGTGCTGTTTTAAATAGCTGAAACTCATTA